ACAAAGGCACATCCAACTAATCTACTTGATACTGAATTTCTTTCGAAGGAGTAAAAGATGGTTCCTTGTTGTGAAAACTGTTACACTCAGTACTTAGACGAAGATAAAGTTATCGATATGATAGTTTATACAAGATTGAAACTGTATCGTAAGAAGCAAGGTAAAGAAACATTGGATCCGGACGATATTTGTCGTTGTGATTGTCATATCAAAAACAGCACATTCCTTCACTGAAAGATAACTTACTTGAACTCCAAACTAAATGCTTTCTTTGAAAGTTCAGCATCAGAAGAAATAAAAGAGAAGATACTTCTGATAGACGGGCACAATCTTGTTCATTCTTCGTTGTATGTAGCAATCTCTCAACATCCAGATGATAACAATACAGGATTTCCTATCTGGAAAAATATCATCTGTGAATCTGTCTTCTCCAAAATCAAAAAGTATCAACCAAACAAAGTTATTCTTGCTTTTGATACAAAGAACAGTTGGAGAAAAGAAATCTATCCTGAATACAAAGCAAACAGAAAAGTAGATCCTAAATCGCTAATCAATTTTGAAAAGTTCTATCCAGTTCTTGATACTTTCATTGACACTTTCAAGAAATCTTTTTCAACAATTAAAGTACTGAAGATTAGTAGATGTGAATCAGACGATATCATCGCAATTCTAACGAAAGAATTTGCTAAAGTAGAAGCTACTGAAATCCAAATTGTTTCAGCAGATAAAGATTTCATGCAACTCCAGAAGTTCCGAAATGTTTCTCAGTGGGACAGTATAAGAGATAAAGTTGTAAAATCACTGAATCCTAAGAAAGATTTGGAAATCAAGCTACTGACAGGGGACAGCGGAGACAATATTTTCCCTCTCTTTAAAGGTTGTGGACCAGTAACAGCAGAAAAATTGTTAGAAGGAAAAGCAGTAAAGGTCAACAAAGAACCAAAAACTTTCGATCAAGTGTTAAACGAAGAAGAATTGAAAAATAAATACCTATTGAATAAGACGTTGATTTCATTTGAAGAGATTCCGCAAGACATTCAAGATGTAATTCTATCACAATACAATAACTACGAAGTAAAAGAATTCAACGGAGCTGATGTTTGGAATTTCTTTATTGATAATGACTGCAAGAGATTAGCAGAAGCAATTAACAGTTACGTTCCTTTACTTAAGAACCTTAAATAACATGAATCAATTGGATCTGAATCATTTAGCTGACACGATCAACAAACGAGGAAAAACTGTAGGTTGGTCGCAGGGAACCTTTCAACCTACTCATCCTGAAAAGTATATTGGATATGGGTTGCCAAAATACCGAAGTTCTTGGGAGCTTCGGGTTATGCGGTACCTCGATCTTAATGAAAACGTATTAAAATGGAATTCTGAGGGACTCAGAATTAAATACATGTTTGAGCTATCAACTAACGGAAAACAAAAGAACTACTACGTTGATTTTTACTGTGAAATCAGAAATCAACAAGGAATTGTTGAAAAGGTGGCGATTGAAGTAAAGCCCCTCGGACAAACAGCTCCTCCGATTCCTCCAAAGAACAAAACAGCTAAAGCGATGAAGAATTATCTTTATTCTGTTTCTACTTATGTCAAAAATCAAAATAAGTGGAAAGCAGCTGAAATCTTCTGTAGGAAAAATGGAATGAAGTTTATGCTTCTAACTGAGAATGATCTTTTCAAGAAATAGTTTATTATGTTGTTGAATATTTCAGTTCGTACTCCGATGACCTTTCTTGACTATCCAGATCCAGAAGCACATGCGTTTATAATTTACTGTATGGGTTGTAACAATCTTTGCGTAGGTTGTCAGAATCCAGTATTCGGTGATCATGATTATGGTAAAGAAACAGTTAGATTAACTCAAAATGAACTTCATACTCTTTGTTTACAATTAAATGAAAAGTATCGAACAAACAAAGTTATCTTTTCTGGAGGAGATCCACTCTTTTCTAAGAATTTAGATTTTGTTAAGCTGTTTCTAAAAGAATACAAAGATGAATTTGATTTTTGCGTCTACACTGGATTTGATGTTGATTACGTAAGAAAGAATGAAGTAACAGGATTTAAGTTTATTAAGTGTGGAAAGTTTGAAATAAAAAATCAATTATCTTCTATTAAGACAGACCAGTACATTCAGTTTGCTTCTACTAATCAACAACTATTCGATAGTAACTTGAAATTGATTTCACAACAGGGTCGATTTACTTTTCAAAAATAAGGACTTCTAAATTGCTAACCGAATCAACTACTTCCAAGATGTTATATAAAACTCGAACTTGTTTAGCAAATAACTTAAAGAAGAAGTATGGAATTGAAAAAGAAGAAACGATCGACAATCTTCTTAGAATTCATGGTCTACACAAAGATAACTTCGATTTCATCAAAAATATAGAAACCATCATCAACAATCAACTGAATGATGTTTCGATTGATTCGAATTCAAACAAGAATGAAAAGACGATAGAAGGAATCAACCAAGAGTGTTTTGCTGCATCCAAGAAAGCAATTGGATACGATTATCTTTTTAGAACGATGAAAGGTTTGTATGGAGAAACAGAAGCTAATCGATTGATGGGAGAAATGTTAGATTTCAGTCTTGGATTGGCAGATTCAACAAACATCCTCAAGAATTATTGTTACAGTTTAGATGCTTCAAAGATAGTTACTATTGGAAGAGATTTCGGACAGTTGCATTCTAAACCTTGTAAGCGTGTTTCTTCTTACATCTCTGCTCTTTGTGAAACAGTTCATCAAATGAGTTCTCATCTTGCAGGTGCTTTAGCAATTGGGTCTTTCTTCTTAGATGTTGGTCATCTTTGCATCTACAAAGAAAAGATCGATGCAAGAGATTTGAAAACGTCAAAGAAAACAAGAAAACATATTGAGAATGAATTCCAACAGTTTGTTCATTCAGTTAATTTTTTAAGTAGAAACGGCGAATCTCCTTTCACGAATATTTCACTTTTCGATAGAATCAAGTTACGGAAATTGATTGAAGAAATGAATTGGTACTTTCCTCTTGATGAATTAGATATCAACATTCCAAAAAGTTTAGATGAGCAAGAAAAGAAAGAATTTTGTTATGATTACATCGTTGAATACATCATGGAACTTCAAGACATTTTCTTAGATTTCTTTGATGAGGGCGATCCTTGCCAGAATGGATTGCAATACAGATTTCCCGTTGTGACGTTGAATTTTTCGAAGAAGAAGTGGGGAGATCGATTGCTGATTGAAGATGAGAGATTTCTAAAAAACATTTGCAGAAGAGAAGTCTATCGTTACAACATCTTCGTAAGTGAGGGCGAGAAGATCGCATCCTGTTGTAGATTAATTAGCGACAAAGAAATGTTAGATTATGCAGCACATGTAAATGGATTTGGTGGCTCTGGAATTTCTCTTGGATCACATCGAGTAGTTACAATTAATTTCATGCGATTAGCTCTTGAAGCAAAATCAGCAGAAGAATTCTACAAAATATTCGATCAACGAATTGTAGATTGTGCTAAGATTCTAAAATCGCATAAAGAGTTACTTAAAAAATTAAATGAAAAAGGTCTACAGCCGTTTATCAAAAATGGTTGGATCAACATGAATCGTTTGTTTAGCACGATTGGAATTTTAGGAATTTACGAGGCCACTAAGTTGTACAAAGAAAAGTTTGGTAACGGTAAAGATGTTGAAGGTGAGATGTTGATTTATCTGAATAAACGAGCAAGAGAACTTTCAGAAGAATATAAAATTCTCATAAACTTGGAAGCTATTCCTGCAGAATCTTTTGCTGTTCGTTTAGTTGAAGCAGATAAACTAATTTTTGGTGATAAGAATATTCCCTATGTTATGCTTACAAATCAGTGGGTTCCTTTATGGGAAGATGTAAGCATCTGGGAAAAGATGGAAATTGACGGAAAATACAATAAAATGATTACTGGGGGCGGGATCGTTCATAGTACAATCGGAGAAAAAGTAACTTCAATTCAAGCCGAAAAAATCATTCGCTATGCTGTTACAAGTGGCTGCGAACACTTTGCCCTCAACGCGATCTATTCCATCTGTGAAAAAGGTCACGTTCTATTTGGTAAGAAAGAAATTTGTGACGAATGCAAAGGAAAAATTACTGAATGGATGACTCGAGTAGTTGGATTCTTCACTCCGGTATCTTCTTGGAATAAAACTCGTAGAGAGTGGGAATTTCCTAAGAGAACTTTGGTTAACTTGAATGATGAAAAATAATAACGAATTGAACTGTAACGGATGCTCATGGCGCGGAAATAGCGGCGGGAATCCATGCTGTGGATTGTATTTGATTGGAGGTGATACTGTTTTTATCAAAGACGGAAAAATTGATGATGTCTGTCCTTTTCTGATTATGATGAAAAATGAAATTTTGAACAAGGAGAAAGAATGAAAACACGTTTAGGTTTCGTTAGCAATTCAAGCTCTAGTAGTTTCATCGCTGTTGCAGTTAAGTTTGATGATTCAATAACAGAAGAAATAATTGATGAGAATGATTTGGAATCAATCGACGATGGAGATTATGTTGGATTTTTAGTTTCAAGATGTTTTGATGAAGGAACATCCAAAGAAATTAAAATAGAAGATATTACAACACAACAAAAGAACTTGAAGAAAATTTTTCCAAACAAAGAAGTTAAAGTTGTTTTTGGTGCCACATACGGTTAAGGAGAAAGAATGAAAACACGTTTAGGTTTTGTCAGTAACAGCAGTTCAGCGTCTTTTATCGTAAGAATCTTCGAA